TAAGTTTGTGCAAACACATTTAGAAGTTATAGAAACACCTCCTCCTGAAAGTAAATCCGGCGGAAGATTTATTGAAGGAGATAAAATACTCACAGTAAAATCAATGGGCCCGATCACTGGCCCATATGGTACTGCTGATAATACATATGCGACTGCTGATGCTGATCCTACACAGCCAGGGTTTACTGGAACTATAAGCACTGAAATGGATTGGCGCGCAGACTGCGATCCTGCATTCCAATATATAGTTAGATCAACTCCTAGAAGTTTTGGTTATGAAACTGGTTATCTATCAGGTGACGGCACAGCACCTAATGGTTTACCAAGCGGCGCTGGTATAGCGTTCCCGCAAAATCCACAAGTAGGTGATTACTTCTTACGCATTGATTATAGTCCACAAATTTTATATCGCTGGGACGGAAAATTGTGGATACGTATTTCTACTAATGTAAGAACAGAAACAGGTATGACCGCGACTGATAAATCACAGTTATCACAATTCATAAATAATGAGGCAGTAATTTATAGCAATAATGAAGAGAAGTTAATACCGTCTGCTCAACCATTATCAAGTATACTTGAGTTAGCACCAGATAACTTACCACCTAAACCATAAGAGTGATTCATGGCACAATTTTTTTACGATAATCAAATACGCAGATTCTTGATACAGTTTGCAAAAATCTTTAGTAACTGGTATGTAACTAAAGGTAAAGATCCTAATGGCAATGATATACTTGTTCGTGTACCTGTAATGTATGGTGATCAAAGCAGGCAAGTCTCAACAATAATTGCAAATAATAGTGCTAGCACATTACCTAGTGCGCCTATCATTACTTACTTTATTACTGGATTAGAATATGATCAACGTAGAACACAAGAGCCTTTCTTTGTTGACAGGCTTAACGTAAGACAGAGACAGTATAATCAAGAAACACAGACATTTGAAGAAGTGCAAGGACAAGCATTTACGATTGAAAGATTAATGCCAGTTCCTTATACATTAAGAATGCAAGTAGATTTTTGGACTACAAACTATAATCAAAAATTAGAATTGATTGAGCAGTTAGGTACACTATTCAATCCTAGCCTTGAAATTCAAAGCACTGACAATTTCGTTGATTGGACTTCACTAACTGTAGTTTATCAAGATGGATTAACTTTTAGTTCACGTAGCATTCCGATCGGCAATAATAATCCTATTGATGTGATGAGTTGGAAATTTTATTTACCTATATGGATAAGCACAAGCAGCAAACTTAAAAAGATGGGTGTTGTTCACAAAATTATCGCAAGCATTTACAAAGGCAAGGCTTTACAAGATATACAAGATGAAGATTTATTATTAGGAACAAGACAAAAGATAACACCATATGGATATAAATTATTATTGATAGGTAATAGATTACAGTTACTTCCTGCAAATGAAGCATTTAATCCATCTAACTCTACTTTAGAAGAACCTGTACCTCCTAATACTAATTTATATTGGACAAGTTTGTTGAACGTTTATGGCAAGTATAAACCAGGCATTAGTCAAATTTGGTTACAAAACCCTTACATGGAAGATGATATTGTAGGTACTATCGTACAAGATCCGTTAGATGATAGAATTTTAATATATGATATTGACCAAGATACATTACCACAAAACACCCTTGATCCTGTAGATGCTGTGATTAATCCAATCACACAAGGTCCAAATTTCGGTTTGCCAGGACCTATCAATGGGCGCAGATATTTAATTGTTGAAGATATAGGTAGCGAAGGTAGCCCAACTGCTGCATGGGGCGATTTAGTAGCAAGCGCAAACGATATTATCCAATTTAGTTCAGCGACCATGTCATGGTCCGTATCTTTTGATGCAAGCGAATCAACAACCGTACAGTATGTGACCAATCTGACGACTAATATACAATACCGATATGTACAACAAGAAGGGCAATGGATGAAATCTTATGAAGGTTGGTACGATCAGGGCGACTATAGTATTGTACTTTAATTTCACAACTGTTAAAATTATTGAATGAAAAATATTTCCGCAGGACTTTTCTTCTATTGTAAATCTACTGCGCGGTTTTTATATCTACTAAGATCAGATGCAAACTATTCTTGGGGAGTGCCCGGGGGAAAAATAGAAAAAAATGAAACGTTATTAGAGGGTTTAGAGCGTGAATGCTTTGAAGAAATTGGATATTTCCCACAAGATGCAAAATTAATACCAATCCAAAAGTTTGTCAATAATAATTTTACGTATCATACCTTTTTCTGCGCCGTAGATGAGGAATTTGTTCCTAATTTAAATGATGAACATGTAGGTTATGCTTGGATAGGAGATGGGCAACATCCTAAACCCATGCATCCCGGACTGTTTAGCACTATCAATATAGACATCGTTAAAGAAAAACTAGCAACTCTCACAAAATAAAAACGGGGCATAAAGCCCCGTTTTTACTAGTCATATTGACTATTATCAACTTGTTAGAAACATTTGAACTGCCTCAACACCTGTAGCGCCCAGTATTGCTGCTGCGCCCATTAGCATCCATTTTATCTTTTCAATACTAGATACTTTGTCTGCTAATTCTTCATGTTGTTTGGTTTGACCTTCTTGGAATTCTTTTAAAAATTCTCTAGTCTCAGCCATATTACGATCCAAACAATCATGCAGGTCTTTTACATCAGTTTTAAGTTCATCAACCTTGTCATGAAGGTTACGAACTTCTAACTGCAACACTGCTACATCTGTAACAGTTTGTTCAAATTTCTTTCTAACTGCTGCTGGCATTTTCTATTTCCTATTAACTGTTTGTAATAGTTACTACAGGTGGTAGAGATGCCTGTGCGTTCGCAACGATTGCTGAGTTGAATGATGCGATTACATCAGGATTTACATTTGCAAGAACTGCTGTACCTGAACCTGAACCAGAACCTGTTGCAGTAAATGTAATACCAGTCATATTAGCAAATGCACCAACTGCTGTCCAGTTAGTGTTACCTGCGTTATAGATGGTATATACTGTACCTGCTACTAATGATGCTGCTGCTACTTGTGCTGGGAACACCTCTGAATTATAATCATTCAATGATGAAACCTTACTTGTTGCTGTGTTGGCATAAGTTGCTGTAATAGTCATTGTGTTTGGAGTCAACGCTGTATTGGCAACGTTAGCAGTGAAACATTGTGCTGTTAGACCAGTTGTTGCACCTGTTACTAAGTACTTTGTCTTGCCCTTCTGACGAACAATGAAACCTGCTTCTGGAGTTGCATATACATATGCTGAACCAGCGAGGTTAGCACTTGCATCATTAGTTAGAAGTGTAGTATCTTGTAGCGCATTAGGTGTACCTGTTGCATCTGACAAGTCAACTTCTGCACCACCAACTGTTGTAGAAACAGTAAATGCAGATGTGTTAGCAATTGACAATACGAAATAAGTAGTTCCTGTAACTAGACCACCTAAGTTAGCGTCAAATGTAACTGGTAGATTTTCAAACAATGTTTGTGCGTTGCCAGTTGTTCTGACGAAGTTGCCAGTGTTTTTAGTGTTCGCAACTGCTACAGATGTTACACCAGTTGCAGTATCAACATAACCTAAAGTTACTAAAGAACCTGATGAGGTGACATATTGAATAACTGAATCGGCTGCAATGTTGGCTAAATCAGTACCTGCTCCACCGACAACGTTACTTGCGTCAGAAGCATAAAGTGTACCTGTACCATTTTGACCAATTGCTACGTTAGAAAGAACTTGACTACCGTAGATTGCAGTGTTACCACCAACTACACCATATGTGTTAGCGTTAGTTGCTGGATATCCTGCACCGCCGATTGGATTGTTGAAATATGCATCAACAACACCGACTGATAGTGCTACAGATTGTGCAGCAGTGGTACCTAAGTTGAACTTAGTGTATGTTGGGTTTGCTGATAGTTCTGTTGCTGAAACAGTAAATGTGCTGTTATTACCTGCGTTCAATACTTGTAATATCCAGTATGTTGTACCGGCTAATAGATTACCTACGTTACTTGCTGGAATGAATGGCATGCCGGCAATGATACCTAGGTTAGTAAAGTTTGCGTTTGTTGTAACTACTTCAGTAGTTCCGTTTGTAGCAGTTAATGTAACAACTGCTTGGGCTTTTGCGATTTTAAGTGGACGACCCATTGTTTTATCTCCTATAATGCCGGGTTCTAGCCGGTACGCGGCGGGGACCGCATAAGTCCATAACAACAACGTCATGAACATACTATATTTATCAAAAAATACTATTTTATTGCGTGATTATTATGTAGTTGGTCCACCAGCTGCTGGAGTTGCTAGAACGCCAGTCGTGCCAGTGTTAGGATGAGGAGCACCCATTTCAGTAATACTGAATGGTTCTGCATTACCGCCAACGTCTAAGAATGATACTACATTACCTTGACCCACGATGATACTATTTTGAACAGTATTTGCAGGAATGATTGTTGAGTTAGCATCTGCTACAGTATATGGGATACCGTATGGATTATATCGTGCAGTACCACCTGATATTGCTACTGCGGCGTTAGCAGTCAATGTTAGACTTGTATTGTTAGCAATAGATTTTACAATGCCTACGGTACTACCTGCTGTATTTCCTATCCAAGCACCTACGTTCAACTGTGATAAAAATAATGTGCCTGATCCAGTTACTACATTACTGTTCGTAGCACAAGTTACAGTACCAGTTAACGCAACATTGGGGAAACTGGTAGTATATTGAATTGGTGAAGCCGTAGTCGCAATTCTGACTTTATCAGTTGCTATGTTTGCTGATGCTGTTGCTGAACCACTCGCTGTATATACGTATGATGCCATTGTTTTAATCCTGTGTTGTATTTATCTTATAATCTACCGACCATGACTTCGATCATACCTTCGTCACCGTCAAATTTATTTTCTATTGCTTTGCCTATCACTGTACCTATTTTAGGATCAATGATGCTTGCTTTTGCAATACCGTTACCTGCACTTATTAGCATGTCACCTTTAAGCACTGTTCCTATTACCTTTACTTTAACTCGTCCTATTAAAGCAACGATGACCGGATGTTGTGCTTGTATATCTCCATTCATCACATAAGCAGGATCACTAGATACTACTCCTGCAATTTTATTAGTTTCTTCTTTTGCAATAGTAACTTCCTTATCACCGCCAAATTGTAAAACAGTTCCCGGTGTGTACATTTTATCAGCAGCATAATATTCGGCTAAGTCAGCATATGTAGATTGTAATTTAGAACCAACAGATAAAGACCAATTGCCTGTCATAGTTCCTGCTGTGCCAACTGCGCCTGTAGTTAGAGTCGTCATTACGGCATTTAAAACACCTGTAGTTTTATTGAATGTTAGGTTAGCATCACCGCCGAATACTGAACCACCATCATTGAATTGTACATAAGTGTTGGCACCACCGGGGCTACCATTACCATTCACGCCGCCTGCGATCACAGAGCAATTTCCTGCTATCGCACTACTCCAAGTCAATGTCAAACTATTAGCATTAGTATATGTCACCGAAGGAAAATCATAACGTCCATAATAGGAATTACCACTAGTATCAACTGGGTTGACGTTTACATAAAGTGTGTTTAAATTATGATTTATTACCCAGGTTGTACTTGCTGACGATTGAGTATGTAGGTAATAGCCACCACCACTTACTCCTCCTCCTGCACCCCAATATACTGTGCCGTTTCCATAAGTGGTCAAGACTTGTCCGCTTGTGCCACCTGTGATAGTAACATTTCCTACAGCACCTAAGTTTGCTTTAGTAGATACAACTAAGTTTGAGATATTCGCATTGCCAGATACTGTTAAATTATTACCTATAATTACATTACCAGGATCTATTGTAAGATTATTTGTAGTTTTGTTGAATGTGAAATTTGCACTGGCATCTAACAAATTGTTTGTGTTAAATTGAACACTAGTGGTGACCCCTGCAGCATTTGCTGAACCTTCGCTACCGGCTGGAGCGCAAACAAATTTACCACCAGAAACATATGCTGAGAAACTACTTGTGTTTACTGGAATAGTTAAATTTATATCAGAGTATAATCTAAAAGTAGTTGATGTAACATTGCCTATATAGTAAGAATTACTATTCAGTTGTATCATGCCGACAACACCTGTAATAGTTACTGATGAACTATTAGGAAGGTAAAATGGTTCAGTTGTTGTAACTACACCATGATTAGCCTGTGTCACATTTTGAATGTTACCTATAACTACGCCATTAGGACTCCAGTTTAAGTTACCAGTTCCATCTGTAGTCAAGACATAACCAATGGTACCGCCATCAATTCTGACGTTGCTTACATCACCTAATGTGATTAAACCGCCAGCGGCGCCGCCGCGATTTACCCAATTATCCCCGTCAAATACTAATAATTCTCCGTCGGCAACACTACTGCTTATATCTAAATTACCGTAGCCGCCGTCTATCTGGCTAAAAGAAATATTAGAATATGCTGTTAAGATTTCAACATTCTCAGGAATGCCTGTTGTTTTACCTATAAAAAGACGACTTGCATCGCTGGCAAAACCAAATTCTGCTTGATCTAATTGTGGGAGATCGACTAAATCACCTGATCTCTGTAAAATTTTGGAAATCTGAATTATAGACATAGTTATAATATACCGGTATTACAACTATTTATACTAAATTACCCCTATAGAAATGTGGAGTAATACTGTTCTAAACGTTTGAACCATAGATCAGAATAACGGTCAAACTCTACTCCTTCAATCAAAAACTCTTGATATTTCTTATCAGCACTACACATAAAAATGACACCTTTACGTATCTTTGTTCCGTAAATCTCATTATGAGCATTAGCATAGGCTGCTAATTGTAAGAAATAGTCATCAATCCACTCACGCTTTTTAGGCTTATTTGTCTGCTTATGATCCATGATAGCATCTGAACCGTCATGCACACCCACGAGGTCGGTGGTTCCTGCATAAACTTCAGGAAAGTATAGACTGACTTCAGTACCCCAAAACTCTTGGCAATTGTTAAGACCTTTATTGATTATTTCTTCAGCCATGTCACGGCTCTGAATACTATAAGGGTTTTTTCCTGGATCTCCTGCTATACCTGTCTTTACAAAATTCTCAAGAAACTTGTGCATACGTGTACCGCGGCCAGCGGCTTCGGTAGTAATTTCCTTAGCCTTTTGCTCTCCTACACGCTTACGCCATTCACGTAGTGCTTGCTTCGCTTCTTCTGGTTTAGTGGCTTCTAGTATTGTGGTGACACTGGGAACTGCAAATCCATCTGGAGTTACATACTTTCTTGAGCCGTTTAAATTTGTTTTTTCTAGTACTGTGTAATTAAACTTCGTCGGTATATATTTCATAGTTATAAATCATAATCTTTCGCATAGTGTAGATTCATTTGGTAGCGGAACCATTTGTTATCACTTCTAAACCGCCTCAAGAAACTTGTAGGAAAATCTTTAAGTGTTAAAAAGTCTGCATCAGTTTTAACTTTGATATCAGTATATTTTTCTATAATTTTGTTATAGACAAAATCTGCTAAAGCGACCTGTGCTTCGGGACCGTCATGACTTCCATCTTTAGCCTTAGGATATATATTACCGTCTGAAAATCTACTAAGTTGTCCTAGTTGAAAAGGATCATGATTAACATAATTATATAATTCACTAAACCTACTTGTCATAAATTGATGTATTTTTGAATCATTATCGGGCATGTAATCTCCAATAAAATAAGGGTTATTATGAGCCTTAAACAAATTGATCAAAGAAGCCCATAATCTATATTTTCTTTCTTGTGAGAAACACATGCCTGTTTCATCCATCTGTGAGTATAAGGCTTTGCTTAAAGGATCATTTTCATCATATGCTGCCAAATACATATAATCATTTATTTTTTCAGAATTAGTCGCATTATGAGGATATTCGGCATAGTATTCTTCTCGCCTCATAGCCTGACTCATCGCAATGATATATAGGGGCTTGCAATTACGATTAAAATTCTTATAAAAATAATTATAGGTTCTTCTTACGATGCCATCATTGCTTGAGCCAGGATCTCCTAAGTTTACGATAGGTACGCCCAATTTGTCTGCAAGTAATCTAGGCCATCCTTGAACAGGAGGGTCATAAAGACCCTGACAATAAGTATAACTACAGCCATTTGTAACAAGATGTGATATTTCTAAGGTCATATAGTAAAACTTTCTCCACACCCACAACGTCCTGTTTCATTTGGATTTATAAATTCAAATTTTTCATTTAGTCCCTGCTTTATATAATCAATTGTCATACCATTTAAATATTTAAATGCTTCTTCTGTTACATAGACATAAAGATCATCTTTTATAACAAGGTAATCATTTTGATTCCACTTATCGGCAAAGTCTAGAGTATATGAGTAACCAGAACAACCTGTTTCTTTGACGCCTACAAGTATCCCTATACCTTTACCGCGCTGTTGTAGTTGTTCTTTAAATCTTTGTTTGGCTCGTTCAGTAAGACTAATCATTTCACTAGTTTACACTACAAATTTTATGATTTCAATTATTTTTGGGCTTTTTTAGCCATTCTAGCAACTACTTCTTTACTTTGTTCAGGGGGCGGTGTTTCGGCGGGAGTAGGATCTTGCGGCAATCCTTTGAATCTAACTTCTTTACCGCTTATAGGATGTACCACAGATTTTAGTGGATGCACCTGACTCATAGTATAAATGTCAACTGGGTTTAAATCAATACCGAAGTTTTCAAAATAATTGAGTAATTCATCCATAGTGAAATTTTTAGTGATTTCACCATTGTGAATTTTTTGTTTAAGATTATCTACCGCTGCTATAATATTTGCTGCAAGATAATCGTTAGTGAATTCATAGAGGTACATTACTTACCTCTTTGCTCTACCAACTCCACCAGTCATTTCTTCTTCTGGTTCTTCTGCTGGAAGTTCAGCAGGAGCAGCGCCGGCAGCAGGACCTGCTGCAGCCATCATAGCGTCGGCATCTCCTTCAGGAGATTTTACAGCAATGTCAGTCACTGCCATTTCATCGCCGCCTGCATTTGGATCAAATCCTGCATCACCACCAGTTATAGCACCCATAGCCTGTTGCAATACTTGCTTGCTTTGGCTTAATGCTTGATTCAATGATGTCAATGCTTCGTTGGCTAGTTGATTAAATTGTCCTGATTGTTCTGGACCCATCTCTGATAGTAAACTATCTGTAAGCGCAGGTAATTCTTTGACAAGCATATCGTTTACTTGTTCAATCATTTTTTGAACACTATCAACCATATCCTGTGCTGCTAAAGTATTTTGAGCATCTTCAACAGCCTTGTTCTCTACAACGATACGTGTATTCTTAAATGATTTATAATGTTCATTTAAAGCCTGGGCTATGAAAGTCATTTTTAAATAGTTTTCATTAGTTTGTGATTTTACAAAATCTGGCTTTAATTTAGCCTCCTTTAGTGCATTATTAACCTTAGTTAAAAAATTAAAGGTTTGACCGCGATCTAATTTAGTAACATCTAAATTAAAATCAAAATTTGACTTTAAAGCCTTTACTGCTGTATTAGCGTATCCTAATTCATTAAGTTTCATAGTAATATCCCAGTATTATAATATATTTATCATATTAACGATTATTTGTGTTGATTTTCAGCGAACTTCTTGCTCTGCATATATTTGGATAATCCAGTAAAATCGTTAATTTCTTCAAGCATTTTACGCTTTTTGAGCTTCTGCTCAATAAGTTTTGCTTTATATATGTATTTATTGCTATTTTTACAACTGGTCATAAGACGGTTATAGTTAGCAATCAACGCATCGGCCGACACTATATCGTTATCTAGTTCATGTACTCTTTTTACTTCTTTATATTTGTTTGCTTTATCAAATACGCACCAAGTAACAGCATGTTTTAAACTATAAAAAATAAGGATATTAGAGTCATCATTTTTAGCAAGATGATATTGTCCGTTTATGGTTGAAATGACATAGTTCCCAAAAAGATTATATGTTCCGTCATTGTCTCGGGAAATAAAAAGATCAGAAATCTTGTTTTTAATATCAATCTTGTTCATTACTATATTTAACAAAATAAATGTTTCTTTTTTCATTTGTTGTGTCAAGCATAAGTTCCAAACTCTTTAATTGGTTTTTTGTGTTGACCATAGGAACTCCCTGACAGTCATTGTACAGAGCACCTAGTGTGTTATCCCCGTCGTCAAAAACAGAGGAATTTTGAACTTCAAAATCAAAACTCCATACATAAGTTAATCCTTTGTTATACTGTGTTCCAAAATTATGTGTATCTGACAAGTTCAAAGACTGTGCTAGGGGTATTGTAGAATTATCAGGTTGAGATCGTAAAGATATCACTTGTAATAGCGTGTCTAAATTGCATTGTGACGCACGTTGATCAGACCATAGATTAAAATCTGTTACATCATCAGCGGGTCTGGCTCTATTCAATATACCTGTTTTAGTTATATCAAACAATGTGTAACATGCGATTCTATGAGACATGCCGTATTTACAGCCACAAAAAAGCCCGAGAATTTTACTTCTCGGGCCTTGTTCTGCTTACTAAAAACTAACTATTAGTTAGTGAAAGTTGCTGTTGCTGAAGCAGCTACGTTTGCTGATGTCCAAGCATTTGCTAATGCTGCATCAAGTGATGCAACAGTCCATGCGCCTGTTGGATATACTGCGATTGCTAGAGTATCATCAGTAGCATTTGTATATTCATAGATATGAATAGTTGCTAACTGTTGAATAGTCTGGAATGTAGCTTGAATGTTGTCAGCGATCTGTGAGCCATTGCCTGTTAGAGTGAAAAAGTCTAACTTTGGGCCTTGTGGCTGAACTGTTACTGCTGAAGTTACAGCGTTTACACCAGTGTTAGTATAATCTGGTGCGTCTAACCATAATACTTGTTTAAAGTCACCATTGACTCTTGTGAATTGTGCCATTTTCTAAATCTCCATGTTATTTTGAACCTTCATGAGGCTCATACTATTATTTATGCCTGTGGCAAAAAAACACGGTGTTAGAGATTGTCTTTACGCATCAATCTAGGCATTAGATTGAAACTATTTTTAAAGATTAAAAAAGCGATATTTTCAAGGTCTTTAGTAACCTGACCTTTGTTTTTTGATGTTACGCTATTGTTTAAATTATCTAATATATTTTGTATTTGAAGTTTAACAGCAGGCGGAATATCATTAGATTCTACATGTTTTTTTATCAAACTGTTATAAAGATAATCCCCAAGCGTCGGTAATCCGGTTGATTCTAATAACTGCGTATATTTTTTCTGTAGTCTGTTATAATTGATTGTCTCTACTAAAGCAGACATATAGGATTCATTTAAATACTCTGCTAAAGTACCCTCTGCCTTATGGGTGTCGCTATACCAACCGTCTTTAGTATGTGTATACGTCACACCATTTACTGTTGCTTTGACAGGAAAAGACTCATCTAACGGGACCTTGTTTAATAAATCGCTAGTATTTTTATCAGCAGGTCTACCCTTTGCATTTACCCATCTACCGTCTACCTTGTAATATTTCACTCCTCCAAACGTGACAGGTTCTGATACCCGGGGCATTGTTTGTTGAGGGGAGGGAGTTACTGACTTAGGAGCAGGAGTTTGCCTTCTTCTTTGTAGTGCAGGTTTGTCAAATTGTCTCCAGTCGCTCCCATAATCTTGCGCTCCTAGAGTGCTGGCTTGGGGTACTACTCCTGGTTCAGGGGGAGTATCTAAAGGTAAATTCATCTGACTTCGTATTTGCGGGGCAGGAGGAGGCGGCAAGTCTGGCTGTTGATTAGCGATAGCCGCCAACTCATCTCTATAAGCCTCAAGCCAATCTTTTGTATTATTCCAAGTTCTTGAACCTTTAAAATCTGACGGATAAGAAATTGTCCTACTTCCTGATGGTCTTTGGGATATGGCTAAGTCAGGCCCTAAAGGGCTGGGAGTATCTAATGTGAACTTTTCTCTTTCAATACCGTAATCAATTAGATCAGCGATATCGTTTATAAAGTTTTTTCTAAAAATCTCGTATGCACGTTGTTGTTCTGGGCTAAAGCCAGTTTTTTGTCTAGCAGCATAGTTGCCTAAAGGATTTTTAACATTTTTAGCAAAATCATAAGCACCGCTAAGTGCATCTATTATATTGCCTGCGTTTTCACTTAACTTCTTTGTCATCCTTCTTTCTAATAGATTTGGAAAATCTATTAGGCTCCCTGTTTTTTATAGCACTTAAAAGTTTCTTTTCCAGTATTTCGGCTTTGTCTGTGCTATAGTTTTTATTAATTAATTCTATTAAATTAATAGCACTTGTTATGACATTATTGGCACGGTTTTCAATAACATGTCTCATGTCACGATTTTGACCAATGGCCTCTAACTCTTCTAAGAGACTTTTAGTTTGCTTTTGCATATAGATATTTATCTATTTTAGGGAGTTTATTTCTTTAATGACGCTATCAAACTTTTCAATTTTACGCTTTGGACATCAACATTTTTGCTTGTTTGTTCGGGTTCTACAGTCCTAGAGACTATCTCATTTACGGACCCAATTTGACTGGTCGTCTTGATTTGACTCATAATTTGGCTAGGGCTAGGGCTAGGTTCCTTTTGATATGATTCTCCGTCGTCTGTGATACGTAGAGTATCCCCGTTGTATTTCAATTCAATTTTCTGTCCTACTCCTGAACTGCTGCGAGTTTTCATAAGTTGTATCTGATATCTTCCGCTTTCACGTATAGAACGCGATGTAAAGATTCCGAACACATTATCAGCAGTATTGATCTTACTGATTCCGCCTGCGATATGACTATGATCAAACTCAATTTCATCCACCGCGCTACGATTCAACTGACTTGCTGTGACGAACAATACGTTCAGTTCCTTAGCAAGGTTACGTAATTCTTCTGATACATACTTGTCCTTGACGAACAAATCGCTAGGACTTACTTTTGCGGTCACAGGCATAATAAGATCAAGATAGTCAACACACATGAAGTCAACGCGCATTCCTGTCTGTACTTGCAGCTCTTTTACATACGCTCTGATGTCATTGACATTGCTTTGCGCCGGCATATACTTGACACGTAATTGACCTGCCTTCTTTGAGATCATCTTGACTTTCATCTCAACATTATCAAGATCCTTGAAAATTTCTCTTGTGCTAGTATCAGTCATCATGCTATCCAATCGCATACTACACAAGCCTTCACTCAATTCAAGAGTGACATAGACACCATTGAGTCCATTCTGTACCCAGTTGACCGCAAGATTCTGCATGATCAAACTCTTACCTGATCCGCTACCACCTGCAAAGATTTGTAGTTCGCCGCGATTGAATCCACCATATAGTTTCTGATCAAGTGTTGGCCAGCCTGTGCTGTTTTGTCCATTGTTTGATTTCAATGCCATGAGTCTTGCTCTAGGATCAGCAAAGTAATCTGTGCCCATATCCTTCTGTAGAGAAATCTGAACAGCATCTTTGATCAGTTTCTCCACAGGTCCATACTCGCCCTTCTCAAGATGATCAGCACTCTTAAGAATAGCCCTCTCAAGTTCTTGTCGTTTAGTGAATGATTCAAATTCTTCTAGGAACCAATCATAATGTCCTTCATCAAGTTCTTCTAGTTTATCAATAGTGACATCAGTTGTAGCCTTGATCTGTATTGGTTCCGGGATAACATTATATTTTTTCGTATGGTCAATGATGAATTCTGCGACTGGTCGCAATCTTCTATCAAAATTTTCACTATTCATAATATTCATGACGCGGGTATAAAGTTCAGCGTTTGTGACCATCATTCGCAAGAATAGTGTTTGTACATCAATGTTGTAGTCGTTTATCAAGTTGTTTCCTCTTTACTTCTATCTTGATCTTGCTGTTTGTTGCTGACTGCAAGATACTTAGCAATGTTGCTAGTTTACCATATTTTACTAGACTATCATTCACGTCCTTAATATCATCTTCCCAATTTGGTATGCTCACATAAAAACCCAAATCAAGCGCCCTATCGCATATTTGTAAACCTGTTTTGTCTTGATCCGGCACAACAATAATTTTTCTGTTTAGATTTTTTAAGATTTCTGCTTGTTCGTCGCTTATAGTATTGTGTGTTAATGCACAGCCATTTATGCTTAATGCATCAAATATACCTTCTGTAACTATACAAACTTGATAATCTGGCTTCTGTAAATCATAACCAAATACATAGCCCTGTTGTTGCTCGTTAATAAATTTCGGTGTACGATCATCTAAGTACCTACTAGTATGTCCTACTATTTTATTTTCATATGTGTAGGGAATGATGATGCGATTTGATTGTCGTCCTTCCAAATCAGGTGTACACATGAAAGGATAATCAGATATACGAATTTTGCGTTTGTTTAAATATGAAACATAAATTTGATGCTTAGGATTATTTTCATCAATAAGTTCAGCATCAGGTAATGTCATTTCTTTAAATTTTACCTTTTTCTTTTCGCGTTTCACACGCACAAAATCTAGTAAGTCTTTGTGTTGTAAACTCTCGAGGCTATACTTATTGATGTCATCTTTGTCAATTCCGCAATAAGACAACAATTGTCTAGTGTTTCTTGTTAGTGTGCGTCCTAAAGTGAATGTACATTTGAATCCACAATTAAAACAATGATAACTCCAGTTATCTCCATCAAACTTTATACCGCCGCGACTGCGACGATCGGCTTTATGACCACGATAATGGCAACAGATAGCATTGAAACTATGCCAGCCGCTTTGCGTAAGTTTTTTCTTGCCTGGAACTACTTGAAGAATATCAAACACTCAGTAATTATAACAGAGTGTTGTGTAAAAACAAATAGTATTGGTATCTTACCTTGCCAAAATATTAGTTACTACACCAGCGTTGCTTGTGAATACCATACGAACGAATGGATGAAAACCTGTGATGGTATAACCTTGTGTTGCTGATACATTATCATACTCTTCAGTCTCAATAATAGGATACCAATCTGTGAGTTGTTGGTTACAAGTGCCTTCAATTGTTATGTATCCATTATACTCTTCTAACTTAGTTTGTATAGTAAGTATAGGATTGTCCTGCGTATTGATAGTTGAACTATAATAAATGTTAGCATTTGGTAAAGGACTATTTGCGTTTACGTTAGGATTCAGATTAGGGAAGGGCTGTCCTGTAGGTATAGTAACTGCTTGGCTAGGAACAAAACTAGGTAATACGCTATTCAACACATTCATGTCGCCCCTTGCTCCTGCAGCAGGGTCTACGAATACCGGAAAGTTAAATTGTCCATCTGGAATTTCTAGACTATAATGTGCTAATTGGGCTGGTATATCTTCAATTTCTGCTGCATTAAGATATAAGTATGCAAGACCAGTTAGTGGAAGTTCTAGTGTCAACGCCTTGTTGATAAGAACCTCAGTACCGTCATTATTGATAAGTCTAAATGTGATTTCTTTACCAGTAATATCCACTGGTTTTTGTTCCTGATTAAGGAACTTAAACTGTATCTTGTTATCTACACCCTTATGTAGATTAAGTGTTTTAGCGTAGTTTGGCATATAGGCCCTCGGACTGTTTCCAGATAATAAAACAACTATCTGTCTTTGTACATACAAGAAAACTGCTGTTGAATATCCTACGTTTGTAACTGTCACAGATGTTGCTCCTCATAGTATTTATTTGTATAAAATTAAAATATTTTTTAGGCTACCCGAATATAAATAAATTTTAATGATCGCTAATGATTTTCTAAAAAAATTGAGTGAAAACCACCCCTTTATCACCATAGTTTCCTTCGCAAATCAGGATTATGTGGGAATTATTCAGAACAGGGATGAGCAATGCACTTCACTATATGATTACGGTTCAATAGTAAGCCAGTCAACTAAAGAACTTTTTTTAAAGTTAGGGGATATTTGGTGGTGGGAAAGTAATCGCCAGATACCCATAAACATCTTTCTTAAAGAAGATTGGGATCCTTTTAGACCATATTTAAAAACTTTTAGCAATAAGAACCTTACTATAGTACATGGTCCTATAGTGTGCTTGGCAGAACTTAATAAAAAGCGAACAAAGCGTAAAAGTATTACGCTCGTAAAACGCCTATCTTGATTTCTTACGGCGCTTTTGTTTAGCGAAATCTAAAGATACGGGACCTACTCTAGTATCAAAACACACCCCATCTAAATGATCAAGTTCATGTTGATAGACTCTAGCAATCAGTCCATCAAATACTGTCTCTACAACATTACCTTTTGTATCTTGATAATGTGCTTGTATCTGTTTGTATCTGTTTACATGCAACCATAAATTAGGAAAACTTAAACACCCTTCTAGATCACGGTAAAATTCTCCACCTGATATAAGCGTTGGGTTTACACAAACGATAAGTTTGTCTGAATTACCCATTATAAACAATCTTTTGAGTACACCAACTTGAGGGGCAGCAAGTCCTATACCGTTATTCTCAAACATGATCTTTGTCATATCTTTGACTAGTTCTGTAGGGTCGCCGTCAACAGCAAAGTCCCATGGTTCAGCAACACGGCGTAGTAGTTCATCATCCTCTTTTAATAAATTAATTTCCATTTTCCTCTAATAAATTTATATGCACTACTACAAGATGCGCGTAGGCAACTGCGTGTGACTTTTTAAAAGTGTAAACACCTTCTTCTTTTTCCCAGATAGTCTTTGTTACTTCAGACCAAGGAAGACCTATCAAATGTTTTTTACCTGGACGAATCGCAGCCAAAAACATAGCAAGTCTTGGTATTGTATTTACAGGTTCAGGCATTTTTTGTAAACTATTATAGTGATTACCTAAATGTATCAATTGTTCAACAAATTTTGAATCATTCAATAGTGACCAATTCGGTTCGCGCATTAGTTCTACTAAATGATTTTCATCACGTATCTGATTGTAAACATGCACATTAAGTATATCTAGTTTCATATAACCGCGTTCTTCTGCTTGTTCATAATCAATAGCAGAAAGTTTATTGACGCTATCATATGGTATATCGGTTACATAGATGCCAGTATTATGTCTTTTAACTTCGTTTTTCCTTATACTTGCAGGCGTATGGTCAATGAGCGATAATAGTTTATCTCTATCACCTAAATCAATATCAATATCGCTGTTAAATTTCATTGCCATGATAATAAAAATAATATTTCTTTTTCTTCGTCTAATATTTCAACTAAACATTTTGGAGGGTTTCCAACTATTCTAAGTATCCAACTTTCTTTATCTTTACTACGCCACTCAATAAACTGCCCTACGCTACTCATATTATATCTTTTTCCGTCATCGTAGTAATTTTCTTGTACATTGTCAAAGAGCCATTGTAACATTTCTTTGTGTTTTGAATAGGGCAAAGTATGCCTGCGAGATTTTTTCATCGTGAAAGTCCTAACTTTCTGTATGCCTCTTGTACAACTATAGCCTGACGTTCTGCATCCTCTACCGCTTTGTGCGTAGTGACATGTCCACCATCTTTTAATTTAACACCTGCAATCTCAAACAATGTGCGTGTATCACGCACTGTATAGAATGGCCAAGGTATTGGATTAGGTCTATCAGTTAATGTTTGACGCATAGCAGTCTCACAAGCAACAACGTCAAACGGCGCACCATGACTCCATACTGCCCTACGATTCCAACCAATACTATATAATTTTTCCATGCAGTCACGTAATGTCATGCGATCATTATCGCTCATGGCTTCTTCTAATGCTTCAGGAGTTTGTTCGCTCCACCAGCGTATAGTATCATCATTGATAATACGATTATATTGTTCAGTCTGATCTTCTACGGTGGGCTTTAGTGTCCAGCGTTCAGCAACACCTTCACCATATGGATCAAATCTCACGATGCCAATAGTAAGGATAACACAATAAGGACTTGTGTCCAGTGTTTCCAAATCTATCATTAAATCATTTGCCATACTTAAGAATATACACTAAAAACTTCTTCTCGTCAACTACCTTATAATCATCACTTAACATACCTTCAATATTTTCAAGTGGTCTAAACCCATATTTGTTTTCTAACCATTTCATATATTCTCTATGGTCTCTACTATTCGTTTCACTCTTAAACTCTAATTTGAGGTCTTTAAGATTTTGCCAATACTTCCAGCGTGCCTTACGCTTCTCAATATCAGCATCATCGTCATCGTAATCTTGGAAATCTTTAGGAACTTTTACCATTACTTTTCCATATATTATCAATTTTTGAAACGTCATCAAGTATGGTGCGATCAAGGTAATTTAATAACAATGCCGGTCTTGGTTTATCAGTATTATTGGGCATACTGCTGTGTAGCACCCTGCAGTTGTATAAAAGTAAACTACCTCTAGGCATGTCAGGTTGCTTACAATTATCAATGAACCAGCGATCATAAGTTCCAGTATAGCAATTCATGATCTCAAAATCCCGCTTTTGACTAAATGGAACTAAGCCTGTAGCAGCATTCTCTTTTGTTACATCATCAAGTGAAATTATACATTGTATGCCTAATAATCTTTTATCAAAATTCCACTTTTCAAATCTATGAGGGGTATCAACATGAGGACTTAACCACTGACTCCTAGCATTAATAGTAACATTGTCGCTTGCATAGAACTGAAGGGTTGGAAAGTTATTGTAGATTACAGGATCAACTAGTTTCTTAATTTTTTGAAATTCAGGAAAAGTCTCAACTGTCTGGCTCCACCATACGCTTATGTCATCTAATTTTTCTATTTCTTCACGTTCAGCGTATACTTTCTTGCTACTACTTGCACGAACAGGGTGTAATTGACCAAGTATTTTTTTGTAATCTGCTATCAGAACTGAAGGTATAAAACCAGATAATATCTCATATCCTTGTCCTTGCCCTAATGTATTTTTTAAATTTTTCATCAATAACCGCCTGCGCTTAATAATTCTTTTACTTCTGCTATCACATTTTTATGTTTCTTAAACTTGATAGCCCATTGTTCTGGATTGATGTATTCTAATATCATTTTTTGTTGTGTGCTATCTAATGTTTCCATAAACTTCAATCCGCTTTCACTTTGATATAGCATCCAAGGGCTGATTTTTCCTTTAGTTATCTCAAAGCAAATCTTATTTACATTTCCATAACGTAATACATCTTTTGTTTGTATTTTATGTGTCTCTGCTAATTGTACGCAAGTTTCTATGCTGCGGGCGATAGCATCTAAAGGATCCTCAGTTTTTAAATAATCTATTAAAAATTTTGTGTATACACTATCACGATTCCAAGTATCTATACTTATTTGATTTTTAAGTAACCAGTCTATGTATCTAGGAATATTCAACACTTGTACTTCTAGACAATAATTACCAAACTTTACGAATGCTCCATAATAAGCACTAGACATAAATTCAGCATAATCTTTTTTCTTTTTGTTACTATGCTTACCATAAAATTGTATCCAAGAATTAAACCCTATACGGTTTGCAGGTAAATCTTTTTCATGCCATCTGCGCTTAGGTACGCACATGTGTTTTGCTATAGTAGTTTCTCGTAAAAACTCTTTAGCACAAAAATCACATTTGAACTTAGTTTCCTGAATCACGTATGTGTTGCTCTAACTCTTCTGTAGTGATGATTGAGGCTAATATTTTTAGATCAGAGATTTTAGTTGTAGGATATATTGAACTTAAAAAATTAATGAGGTCGTTATCATCCAACTTGTTAGGTTTTAAAAATTGATGAAACTGTTTCCCATTACCTAGACCGCTAGCACATAGCATCAACCATTGTAGTTTAGGATGCTTATTTACAAACTCGCTAAACAAATGTGTATTAGCAAATTCGTTTGTACTCAAAACATGGTATTGTTGTAATGCAGTATTGCCCTTGATAGAACTCATCCATCGTACCATCATATAGGGGCTAAACTTTCTTTGTTGTTCTTCAGTAAGACTATCATAGTAACCATAGTCCTTACGATCAATGGCGGCTAAGGCTTCAAACAAGTCAAAGTCTTGCTTCTCAAACTTCTCGTCAGTTGGTATCTTTGCTTTCGCCATATAATTCTACTACAGCAGTATCGCCCCAAATCTGTGCATAGTCAAGTGCTTCTTGTTCCGTTTCAAACAGTTTAGGTTGCATCTGAAACTTACTATCACCCTCAGTCACCCATAAGAAGTCACCATCAGGCCAGTAAACTTTTACACCATACTTCATCAAAATACCTGATTGTAGTCAACAATCTCACAGTTGCGGCTTATCTCTTTGACGAAATAAACACAGCGTGGTTTAGGACCATCATCTATCGGTACACATAAGAACTGTCCATTACGTAGTCTAGGAGCATACCAAGTTACATCGTGATAGATATCTGCAATCTCTATAGGTACGAATGTAGGACTGAAGGAACTTAATGGATTAAATTCAAACGCACTGAATCCACGATCATTGAGGCTGCTTAGTGGCAATGTTTCAAGATCACCATGTTCCTTTTCGCCTATCAACACTTGCCAATCTAACGGCATCTTGATATTGCGATTAGCGATTGTCAATACAAGTGCCGGAGTGTTAAAACTTTCTAAAAAGATAAGAGGTATATAATGATAATCTACGCTTTGAGGATTGCTATTATCTAATATAGCAAAACGCAAGTCATCAATCTCATCAGGTAATGTTTCTAAGTTATAATATTTGTTGTCTAAAGTTAATATACGCATGTTGTTATTTTACGACATTTTTTATTAGTAGTCAAGTTTTTCAATTGTAAATGGGTACTTTGCTTCCTTGTAATATGCTTTACGTTGTGTCAAATGACGTTTGGCAAATCTACAATCGCTAGTGATATCCCAGATTTCTACATGATCCTTATCTTCCGCTTTACGTATGCCGCGACCAATACTTTGGATAACTCTGACAAATGATTTGCCAGGCTCAATCAACACAAGATTAAAGATACGTGGTATATTGATACCTACAGCAGCGACACCATATGTTGCGATAATGACTTTTGTATCCGACGTTTTTACCTCATCATATTCCTCTTTACGCTCTGTGAGTTTAGTTTCACCTGATATGAATACGCTATCTTGAAGTCTACTTTGTAACTCACGTCCTGCATTGACCCGATCAACAAGCACTAATGTATTACCGCTATCTTTTATCTTATCTACAAGTTGGGCAATCTTATCTAATCGCTTTTCATCTTCTAACAAATGTTTAAGTTCGCTTTGATAGTTAGTAAACTCTACACCGTCTTTCATCTGTACGATGTTGACATGACATTGTGCAAGCACACCCTTCTCTTGTAATTCGGCTGCGCTAAGTTTACCGATCACAGGACCTAGACTTACAAGCAAACTCACTTGTTCGTACATTGCCTTAGGTATAGTTCCTGTTAGTCCCCAACGTATTGGTATCTGACTGAATGGACCAGTTAACAATGATTTCAGTGCATCTGCTTTTGCCATGTGTACTTCATCAACCATGACACATACAACACCCTCAATGAAGTCTTTGATGCTTATGTCAGTATCACCGCTGCGTGTATTTTTGAGAAGATTGTTGAGGCTCTGCCAAGTGCAGATTGTATGTGTCTTGTTGTACTCCTTGCGATCACCGAAGTATACGCCGACATCTAATCCAAGATTGATATAGTCTGCTTCAGTCTGTACAACAAGGCTCTTGTTGGGAACGATGACGATAGTTCTACCATATATCTCTACGCTCTTGCTCAATGCCGCAGTCATGATGGTCTTACCTGCGCCCGTCGCTACTTCTTGAATGCACTGCGGGTTCTTCAAAAAGTTATTGATTAATTCAACTTGGTAGTCACGCAATAGTATTGATTCACCTGCTTGCGTGTGTCCTTTAGGCCATACCTTATCCGCGAAACTATCTTCTTTTATTTCTTCAAATGCATATGTAGTACGATATTCTCGTAGGTCCACAAGGTCAATATCATAATCATATTCTTGTAGTATAGGCACAATATCAGGAATCAGATTGATGTATGTGCTGCCTGCTATGCTGCAATAACTGACCTTACCGTTCCATCTACCAAGACGGACCGCAGGAAGATATCGTGCGCCCGGAACTTCATGTTCAAATTTACGCATCAACGCCTTGCGGCAGTCCAACTCAAGACCTTCTATCTTGCAGTTGACCTCATCCTTTATTATGATTTTGGCTTGTCTCATTTTCTAATTCTATCAAACATTTTTCGCATAAACAATCTTTATACTGCTCTGTCTTGTCCAATCTTACATAAGATATTTGAAAGCACCAGCAGTTGGATTCGGATCCGTTACATATAAATTTAGTCCTGCAACGTTCGCAAATTAAGTCTCTCATTTTACTAAAATAGGCCTTGAGTTTTTAATAGTTACTACCTTGCTTATGTTTTTGTGTAAGTTTTCATTGTGCAATAACAAGGTCCGGCGAGAATGTTTATAAGAGGTATAATTTAAATATAAAATGTTTTCATATAAATCTAGATCGGATGTATTACGGCTTATGGGAATTTCACTTAAAACATCCCTGATATCTTTGGATATTTCTTTATTAAAAATAATTTCAGATCCTAAATATATTAAATCGTAGTTTAACTCTTTAAGCCAACTGCCTAGTGATTTGATATCATCAATATCAACACAGGGGTAAAAGTTACTTGCAAAATGCAATAAATCATCGTCTTGTAGTATTGACTGATCTATTTTAACACCATATTGCGATAGTTTTAAGAGTACCTGCGGTTCATCAGATAACTTTATATCGTGTAGTGCTTTATTTAGTGATTCGTTTATCCCGTAGATGTAAAAATTATTATTGGTTTTTACGAGGGTAGGATCCCATAATTTAAAACTTTTGTACTGTTGTAAATTTAATAAAATAGATTCTACAGTAGAATCATAATTAACATTTTCAAAATATTTGTTTAACTCACTGTAGGCTATCTTAAGATTGTGAGTAGACGCTGTTGCACTATAGCATTTATTTTGTTTATCCCAGATAAAAAAATTGTCCTGAACATTTTTAAATTTTTGTATAAATTTTGTATTGTAAGGACATCTTATTTTTATTTCCCCATTTTCAAAAGATATTTTAGGGTGACAAAATTCTTCTTTGGAAGGCACAATTTCTATCTGCCATCCTAACCCATTGAGTTGTTCTACATCATATCCAAGTTTAACAAATTGTCTTTTGTACTTTAGTAGTAATTTACTATAAAGTTTATCTTGATTAGAAGTGATAGGCTTTGAATTTGATATCTGAGTTTTTAAATTATTAAAAAATCCATAGTCTTTTTTTGACAAATGTATATCACCCTTGATTAAAAAATGGGTGAGTTGATCTTTACTGATGAACATTTTCATATTATAAAATACTCAAATTATTTAATAAAGGAAAGAGGGTCATAAAGACCCTCTCGCCTTTGCTCGGGTAAACGGAGTATCAAGCCCGACGCATAACAGTAGACTCAGCCAATGCACGCCAGTTAGCGGGGCTAATCTTAACCAGATCAGCGATCTTGAGAGCCATACGCATACTCAACTCACGCAGACGCGACTTGTTATCCCACATGAAGTTCAACACCTGATCACCCTCGTCAAACTCAAACCCGTAGTCACGGAAGAGTCCGCCGTCAGTATCACGATGCACCTGCTTGATACGCAACAACTTGTCACGCTCCGTATCAATCGTCAAGTCAAGAAAGTGACAGCGCGATTGAAGCGCCTCGAGGTGATCCTGCAACTTCTTGCTCTTCAAGTTCTCAAACTTGATGTTAGTGATAAAGATACAAGAACCGTTAAAGTCAAACGCATCGGGGATACCTTCGCGGCGCAACATGCTGGAGTCACTGTTCCAGTAAATTCGACGGCGCTTACCACTATCAAGTGCAGCCTTGAGAATGTTGAGCGACAAATCGTCCATGAGTACGCTATCGCAATCGTCAAACACCAGCACATGGTTCTTATCGCTATGCTTGAACAATGTAGCATAGAGACCAAGCGCCGTCATTGCACCCTTGACGACCTCATACTTGAGAGTCTTGCCAGCAAGACGATCAAACATCGACGCCTTCTCTAACTGCTGCTCAACACCGAACGACTTACCAACGCCCGGGGGACCACTGACGATCATTGCGCGGATACCACCGTTTGTAGTAGCCTTAGCCATCTCGTCCAGAATCGCAAAGCGGGTAGCGATACGATTCATAGCCTCGTCATCGGTCTCAACAGGCTTCACAGCCTGCGTGACAAACTGAGATACCTCAGCAGGTGCTTCACCACCAACAAACTCAAAGTCATGCTGGTCCTCGACCTTGATCTTAATCGTGTCAATACCAGCAAAGTCAGGGAACACACCGTCATTACGAACAGTGATGTAACTACCCTTCTTCCCAGTCTGAAAACCACGAACCAACTTAAACTGGGTATTAATCACAGGAATACCGCGATACGACCCACTCTTAACAAGAACAACAGACATAATTTACTCCGTTAGTAAACAACTCAATATAACTATTATAGCAAATTGACGGCCTAGGTCAACAACTATAAATCCAACAATATCAACGACTTAGAATGCCGAAAAACTCGTTTTTCAATTCCGCTACAGTACCGTGGGGCACGTAGAAGTCCGTAGTAGGATCCCAGTACTGACCAGCCTTAGGATCGTAGTATAAGACCTGACCGTTAGGGTAATAGAAGGGACCTTCAAGACCTTTACGCGGTTGATACTTACGTTCCAAATTAGTCAATACACGATATCCCATATTAGAACCATTCCTTGTGATTGCCCCAAGCCTCGTTATCTTCAAAGCCCTTATGATACGCTTCGATTTCCTCGCGTGTCATACGCTCCTCGGTGACAATTTCGCTAGTGTAGGTAGCACCTACATAATAGTGAGGCTTGCGACCACGACGATAGTAACTATCAGCACTACCGCGATCATAAGCACTACCATGTCTCGTATCCATCACAATCTCCTTATTGGAAAAGTGTAGCATAAACTTCATCACGAACCGCAGTATCGGTCGCTTCCTCGAAACCGTCAAGCGTACCAACATCGTGAAGCAGGTCACAGACCTGATCCCAATCTAATTCAGCAGCCCTAGCAGTCACCACGATACCGTGAATGAGTGCGTTGCCCTTCTCTGTAAACATACCGTAGTACATAAAAACTCCGTCTATCAACTGTATAGATATTATGCGCCCAAACTACTTCTAGGTCAAGAACTATAATTCCATATAAATCAATAACTTACAAACCCTCGTAAAACCGTCTAGGACCGTCTATAAACGGCGCTGGCCAGACATATAGCGTTGTAGCACTATACGCTGGCCAGGGCTTTTTGCGAGGTCCTATTACTTGCTAGATTTCTGTTCTAGAGATTGAAGCAGGTTGCGTGTACGGACAACTTCCTCGACACGTTCCAATTCACGCTGTTCATTTTCTAAGGAACTTAACCTGATACTGTACATGATATAAATCAAATAAGCCAACAAGCCAAATGCGATAATGATTGATGCGTACTCCTTAGTTACATAATTCACTAAGGCAATACTACCAAAAATAACCGCTGTGACACCGGCAACATCTCCGGCTGCTTTCAACTTCAAGTTCATACATATCTCCTTTGTTTATTACTACAAGATATAGATTACATGACACTATATGTTGTGTCAAGTTGAGGTTGCCCAATTTACTGATTTTCCTTGTTAAATCTTTTTATCAAGTCTTGAAGTTCAAGTAATTCTACCTTGAAAGTGTAGGCAAAGTACATAAAGAGAGTTAACCATATTACCCAAAATATCTGTTCGCCATGGTTTGGACTTAATATTTTTAGTCCTATCATTATTCCTGCACCTAATAGTCCTGCTGCTATAAGTTCAATCAATGCCTTTATTTTGTTGTTCATATGTTTTAATAATATCTTAGGTTATTTAATCTGTCAATCTCAGTTCTAAATGTTTTGATACTATCGCATATAGTATATGGTAAGTGATTTATTTTTAATTTAATAAAATTATCATTATAAACTAAAACGGTGATGTCATATTGTAGATAAAAACAAGATATACAGACACAATCATCTTCAACAGTTTGTAAAATTTGTCCGTGCAAATTAACATTATTATTTTTTAAATAGGATATGATTAGATTACTGACTAATTTCATACTACTTTCCTTGATAAGTGAACCAGTGAACGTATGATTTTCCGTGAATTACATCTTTATTTAATTGTGCTGCTTCTAAGTTTCCTCTGAATAATAAGTTTGAACGTTTAGCCAACTCTATGTTTCGTTCTGCATATGATCCTTCTTCTGATATTAGTATATCACAATCTGGATTACAGTAATTATGTATGTTTGTAAAAAATTCTTCGTGGATAGTCCAATCGGGATCTGCTAATAATCTGTTTTGAGTTTTTAAGTGAAGTTCATTTTTAACGGCTATTTCTTCTAAGTTCAATAATCTATCTCTATGGGGAGGGTTCCCTACTATCAAATCAAACTTTTGTTGTGGTGGAATATTTATAATTTTATCTGTACAATAGGCAAAAACTTTATCATCAATATTATTGATACTAGCCATATCTTTAACATAATCTATCGCAGGCTTAAACATATCCATAAATGTGATATGGTTCACAATTTTTGCGTCAAGCAGGCTATAACCGATCGCGCCGAAACCCGCACACCATTCTAAACATCTATTGTATTTTTTATTTTGTTTGAGTAAAGGATCTAAAAAATCAAGGTATTGTGTAGAACCTCCACCGTTCAATGAATGCCCGTCAACTATCCAATTTTCTAAGGATAATCCGTTTTGAAAAGTCAATTTTAGCACTTAACTGACCGTGACATCTTCCATGCCAGCTGTGCGTAGCCTTACGATATGGCCTAATTGCCATTGCTTGCTATCAAGCCCTTTCATGATGCCTAGCCATTTATTACGCAAAAGTGCTACCTCGTTGATTAGTACTTCAAAATCAATGACTTCATCTTCGCCGTCTACATACTTTTCAGCATCACGGCTTGTCAATGCTCTATTATAGCCTTCCAGATATTTCTGAAAGTATTTACGTCTTAACTTACGTAATTGTATGTTGAGATAATTCAATACCGCTTCAATCTCTTGTAACTGATTAAATCTTTGTTCCGTGATTCCGGGTAGGTTTGAGATATTTTTCTCTACCTTTCCACCTACCCTACAATCATATTTTGCTTGCTCTAATTCTGATTCATAGTGTGCTATGAAATCAGGGATTACAGACAAATCAGTTGTGATTCTGGTATACCAGTTCATTCATCACCAATTGTCGTCATAATCCTCGTCATCTTCCTCTTCTTCCTCATATTCCTCTTCTTCGTCCTCTTGTGATGCGATATATGCCTTGACAGCATCCATCACATGAACATCTCTACGAAACTCTGCCTTGATATCGCTTGCTTCATAATCATTTTGAATGAGAACATCTACAAGTGATTCAGCGGCATCTGGAAGAACCGTTTCATCAATCTCAGTTTTTAATGCACGCCAAACTTCGTGTATAACAGTAATACTCATCTGTATTATTCCTCCGCTACAGAATTTGTATTACTTATCTTTGTTTGACGATTTTGATATTCTGACATTACTTTGTCAAGACAACCATCTTCGTTGCTTTCCCAACCTTTGCGGAAGAATTTGATAACTTCACCGCTATCAGTTGTATAGACAAGACGATTACCTTCTTTCGTCAAAATATTTGCCTTCTCAAATAGATCAAGCAAACCACTGTATGGGTTCATGCCAGTCTCATATGGAATCTTGACCTGAACACTTTCAAATGGCTTTGCGTAACGAGTTTTCATGATTTTACAAGCAGCACGAATACCTCGCACATCAGTAATCTTGTTGCCATCATCATCTTCCTTGAGCTTGAGTTTCTTCATAGCGACAACGATACTGCTTGCGTAAACGAATCCTTGGCCGCCGCTGATCTTGTCATCAGGGTCAAACATATCTTGACTAGCATATGTGTGATTAGTCGCAACCAATCCTACATTATGACTACCAAACATGTTTACACAGTTACGAACAAGACTAGTCAATGCCTTAGGCTTACGACCCATGTCACCCTTCATATCACCTGCTTCAAACTGATTGACATCAGTTGGAGTCAACAACATACCAAGACTGTCAATGATAAACAATACCTTCGGCTTGTCATCCGCCGGTAAAAGTTTATAATTTTTCATGAACTCACTAATAGTCTTAGCAACGTCATCAATCATCGCCATGTTCAACTTCAACAACTTATCTTCGGCTGTATCGACACCAAGTGCCTTCAACCAATCTTCATCAAGTGCGTTTTCAGTATCAACCAATACTACGAAAATGCCTTGCTGTTGTGCGTGACGAACGAGGTTACCAGAACAAATATATGATTTGCCTGAACCCGATTCACCTGCAAATACAGTTACCTTACCTAGTGGGACTCCTTTGTTAAAGTCTCCGCTAATAAGATAATTGAGAGCGTGGTTACCAGTACTGATCCAATCAGTAGGATCATTGAAACCAATACTGAGACCTTCAATACTCTTGGTAATATCTTTTCTAAATTTGCTAACATCAAACGGCTTTGCCACATGGCCTCCTTATTTCAAAATATTTCTTTTAGCGATTCTATCATTGAATGCTATTTTGTCAAGCATATCAGGACAACTGTCCGCGATACGGTCAAGTTCATAGTCATTTGGATAGTGTCTTAATGCACCACGCGCACGATCACGGACGATGCTCGGCACCCTAGGCGTCTTGCCTGGATCGCATAATTCCTCAAGTAATTTCTTACCTTGCTTTAGTGCGCGGTATCTTTCGTCTGGTAGTGTCATGGTAGTTACCTCAGTTTAGGAGAGGGGAGAGTTTTACCTCTCCCCAATACTTTCTTAGCCCTTCTGCTGTCTAGCACGGATCATCGCTAAAATGTCCTGTGCCTTATCGCTAGAAGTACTCTTAGGAACTACTACGGGTTCACTCTTTGTTTCTGCTTCTTCTTCAACATCATGGACATCCCCGTGTCCATCTACTGTTGCCTTTTTTGCGCTTACAGTAAGAGTTGTAACCTCAGTTACATGAGGGGGTGCTAACTGTGATGCACTAGTTGCAGGAGCCTCAAGACCATATGGACGATAGTATGCGCCCCACTTGTCATTATCATAAGGCTTACCATCTACTGAAGCCTCAAACATTTCTTTGATGACACGTAGTTCGCTTTCGCTTGGCTTCTTGGGCAAGAAGTCAGCAAGATTGAATAGACCATGTGCTTCAATAGCAGCCTGCTCTACTTCAGTCAACGGGCTTTCACGGCGTGCCCAGTTACTAGTGCTATAATCAGCATAACCACCCTTGCTAGTCTTTTTGACGTTGAAATCAAGACCACGCTGATAATCAGTTGGCAATTCTTGAATTTCAGGATCCATCAAACTTGCCTTGATGATTGTGAAAATCTGCGGGCTGATGACGAAACGACGAATCGGATTCGCAGGAGTTACGTCATTGCCGATCGGATTCTGACGAACAAAACCTTGAAACAGATAACTACGCTTCTTCCAATATTTATTAGCCATATCTTTGAGCGTATCATCCTTATACCAAGGACGAACTTCTGCTAAGATAGGACAGTTATCACCGTACATTTCTACGCATGGGACTTGAACGACTACCTGCTTCATGTTGGGATCACCTTTGACGCCATTAAACGGCAACTTGATGATCTGTCGTTCTACCCAGAAAAATGTATTGCTTGAATCTTTGTCTGGAAGAAAACGGATAGTGGCAGTAGTGCCTTCTTCCATATTCCAGTGTGGGTAGATTGCGTTATCTGATTGGGTGCGTTGACCCTGACCTGATTTCTTACTTTCTTGTGCCGCGATACGGGCACGGATATCTGCTAGACTTGCCATATATAATCTCCTATGTTGTAAATGCCTATGTTGAGCCTAAATGTGTTTTATGTTGAGTTGTCTAGGAGACAACTAACACATCAAGATATTCTACACGAATATCATGCTGTGTCAATATTATATATCACCGAACTATGTGCAAAAAATATTACTTTAATCCCGAAAGTGTTTTTATTCTATCCAATTCAACACTTTCGCTTGCGCCAACTAGTTTACCAATGTTATTATTTTTAACTTTTTCGGTTGGGCCTAATTGACCTACACGCTTTTGATTAGCGTCTAAATCTTCTTCTACTTCTTCTTTAGGCATTGTCTTCTGTGAATAATCACGTTGCATTGCAGAAGGCGCAGTAGGCATTGTCTTCTGTGAATAATCACGTTGCATTGCAGAAGGCGCAGTTTCATAGTTACCTGATTGAATATGTGCCTTGATATGAGAATGGA